TGTTGCACCACTTGCTCCTCTAAAGGGTTCACTTCGATCTTCATATTTAAATCCTAATAATTCTAAACCTTCTGTGTAGGCTTTTTCCCATTCTGCTCTTGATGATTTATAATCTTCATATTTATTTGAAAGGTCTGATCCAATAGGGTTTAAAATACCATCAGGTAAAAGTTCTGCTAAGTTGTCAAAGTGCTCAACACTTTCACCGGGTTCCACGGCATTCGGATCAAAATTAACTTCAGCCCCACCATCTTCCATTTCCATAACTGAAATATCATCGTTGGAAATATCTTTTTGAGTTTCTTCTATAAGGATATCTTGTTCTTCTTCATCTAAATTTAAATTTGCGTTAGGTAATGCTTTATCTATTTCGGCCATTAGTAATACGTCCTTTGTTGGTGAGGTAAGGGTTCATCTTCATAATCATCTGGGTGTTCAATAAATCCTCCCTGTCTAAATCTCATAACAGCTTGTGTTGTGCTGTCTACTAAATCGTCATGGTCGCCATAAGGGAACGAAGCACATTCCTCTATCACTTCCTCTGCAAACTTTTTATCTGGTGCCCAAATTTTTCCTGCTTCAAACATAGGAGCAACAGAATTTACTCTTGTATGTTTATCATTTCCTTTACTAGGTGTAAAGTTTAAAACAGGTATTCCTAATTTACGTAGTTCATAGGTTAAAGGTAGTCCTGTCGCTTTTGCTTCAATAATCACCGATTCAGGTTTCCAGTAGTCATACTGTTCTTTAGCCACTCTTCTGAGTTCAGGGAACTCTAATCTATCTTTCACACAATCGAGGAGCAATAAGCACGGTCCGCTGTCCTCGCTTGGGTAGAAAACTCCCCATGTTGTAATAGCCGAGAAATCTGCCGTTTGTTTTTTCATGAAAGCTGTATCATAACTTTGGATCACATGATGGAGTTGAGGGAGAGTATCTTTGTCATACACCTTCCACCATTCACGTTTAATGAGAGATCCTTCCTCTGATGTTGGATTCTGTTGATATTGAGCATTCCATTTAGCCACGGACAGCGAAGCTTTGACCGTCTCTAATTCTTCTAATTTCCAATACTCTGGCCATACAGGTTTATTGCTTGGAAGGATGGCTGGAAATTCTATCACTTCCCATTGATCAGCTTTAGGATCTTGTTGTTGAGCTTTGAGTAACATTCCTGTTAAATCTTTTGTATTCCATCTTGTCATCACCACAATAATTCTACCACCAGGTTGTAAACGCTGACGAGGACCAGAGGTATACCATTCCCAAGTTCTCTCAAAGGAATTCATGTTCATCGCATCTTGCTCCGAGTGTGGGTCATCAATAATAAATAGATCCGCACCACGACCAGTCACAGCACCACCAACACCGGTAGCAAAGTATTCTCCACCTTGGTCAGTTTGCCAACGGCCCGCGGCCTTGGAATCTTCTTGTAATTTAGTTTCAGAAAAAATTTTACGATAGTCATCTGTGTCAATTAAATGTTTAGCTTTACGACCAAAGCGGACCGCGAGCTCAGAGTTAAAAGTTGCTTGAATAATTTTTAGCTTAGGGTCTCTACCGATCATCCAAGCGGGGAGCAGGAACGATGCAAATTCTGATTTAGTATGTCGAGGTGCCATATTGATAATCAATCTTTTTATCTTGCCCTCGGCCACCTGATTAAACTTGTCAGCCATAATAGAATGATGAGAACCTTCTATGAAATCGGGCCACACGTATTTGACAAAAGACATGAAGTCAGTGTTAACTGCTTTCTCTTTTTTCTTTTCTTCTAACCTAATTGCATACTTGAGGTATTCTTTCTTAGCATCACTAGGTAGTTTGGTTATATCTACATTTTTTAGCATTATATTTTAAAACGAAAAAAAAATTATAAAATTTTTTTCAAGAAGTATTTCAGGTGATATTACCTCTAAAACAAACTATATACAAGAACATTGGGACCCCTATATATACGAAAAGGGGGATAGGGGTACTAATAAGCTTATTGAGGTTGAGATGGGCTTTGGTACCTCTATCCGATCTCGCGTAGCGAGAAGTCTTGGCGGTGGTGGGGGTGGGTGGGCCCAGAGGGCTCAAGCCACTAGATGTGGTATGTATAATATGTCACACCTACTAGATGTAGTGGTACTAGATGTAGTATTATATCTAGTAATCCTGGAGGAATACATACTAGATGTAGTGGTACTATATGTAGTGTGAATTTAATACTTGACACAAGATGTAGTAGGTCGCCCAGATTAAGTTTACTAGGTCTATTTATTATGTCCCATAAAACCCCATATAAGACCCATAGAAGCACATCGAACCACGGACCGAGATAGATTTCCTTACTAAATTAATGCATTTTATTAGTTAATTATCCCATAAAATAGTATAGAGTTCTAAGTATGAGAAAGAAAACAACAAAAGATTTTACAAATCATAAAATGACTAATGATGTCTATAAATTAAGAAGACAAGTTATTAATATGATTTATGAAATCAAAAATGTCTATTCTGATATTCCTCGAATAGATGTTAGAATAGGTAAATCTAAAACATGTGGTGTTTTGGGTGTTGCTAGACTTAATGACAATATTATTTGGATAGATGATCAAGCCTATAAGAATGATGATTATTTAAGAAATGTTGTTTATCATGAGATACTTCATGCAATCTATGGAATTAATCATAATGAAGAATGCCCTTTAATGTGTAGTACATTAAAAGAAGTAATAAGTAAAAACGAATGTTTAAAAACATTTGGTAAGTATTATAGAAATGGAGAAAGATAAAATGAAACTATTAACAAAAGATCTAAAAGATAAATTAACTACAAATCATTATAATCAAGATGAATCAAAAATAAATAAAGCAATTGTAAAACTTTTTAATCCTTCAGGGGTTGGAACTTGGTATCTATCAGAGTTAGACCCTGAAACCAATATTGCTTTTGGTTTGTGTGATCTTGGCGATCCTGAGTTGGGTTATGTTTCCATTGATGAATTATCAGAAGTAAGGGGATTTATGGGATTAGGGATCGAAAGAGATCTACATTTCCAACCAACTAAACTTGAAGATTTAATAAGGGGTAAATAATGGAATTGTTTTTATTAATCAATTTTATAATTTGTGTTTTAGTTTTAATCGGTTTCGCTTTTGCAATCATTAGCGAAACGGGAAACGATAAAGAATGAAACAAATATATAAAGACATAAATGAAATGAATAGAGATGAAATGAAAACCATACACCTAAAAAATAAATTAGGTGTATGTCATTGGATAATGATAGGTCTTTTAGCATTTAAGTTTATATGGATCATGTGTTTAATATCAACAGGATCAATTTAAATGAATGTATTATCTTTATTTGATGGTATGTCTTGTGGTCGTATTGCATTGGGTAGGGCTGATATTAAAGTAGATAATTATTATAGTTCAGAGATCAAAGATTATGCGATCGAGGTTGCTAATAATAATTATCCCCAAGATCAGAAAGATAGATTAGGTGATATTACTACTATCAAAGGTAGTAATTTACCTATAATAGATTTGCTAATAGGTGGGTCACCATGTCAAGATTTTTCAGGTGCAAACAAAGATAGATCAGGGCTAAAAGGAATTAAGTCAGGTTTATTTTATGAATGGTTAAGATTAAAGAATGAAACCAAACCTAAATATTTCTTGCTTGAAAATGTAAGAATGAAGAAAGAACACCAAGACATTATATCAAAGGAATTAGGATACGAACCGATAATTATTAATTCAAGCTTATATGCTCCACAATTAAGACATAGATTATATTGGACTAATATTCCTTTAGTTAATCAAACTTATTCTAATATAGATTTAAATGAAATTTTAGAAAATGGTTTCAGCGATAGAGTAAAAGCAAGATGCTTGCTTGAAAGTGATAGTAGACCCCTATCAACACCTATTAAAATGTTTCATAGATATTATTCTACAGGGTTTACGACTTTAATTTTTAAAACTGAGAGACATTATCATAATTGTGTTAATCATTATAATTTTCATTTTAAGGGCATGAGTGCCAAAGATATAGATAATCATATTCATAATAGTAATATTGATTTATCTGTTTACGAGGGTGTTAGATATCTGACACCACAAGAGAGAGAAGATTGCCAAACAGTCCCAAGAGGATATACAAAAGGATTAACAGATAATCAAATTGCGTGTATACTTGGGGACGGTTGGACAATAGACGTGATTGCTCACGTCTTCAACGGACTAAAATAGAAAGGAATAAAATGTTTACAATAAAAAACATTGGTTACAAAAGTTATCTTATTAAAGTTTGGGAACAAAAACCAACTTTAGGACATGATAAGAGAAATCTTGAAGAAGAATTTCAAGGTCTTGGGACTCATGGTTATGAGATATTTAATCCTAAAGGTCTTAGTATTTTTTACGATGATCAAGACATGTGGGATGAAGGGGCTTGCTATCAAAATGCAATCCAAGATATTAATATCGATTTAGAAAAGGAGAAAGCAAATGAAAAAATATAAAGTAGTATTGTCTTATGAAGTACAAAAAACTTTTATTGTCAATGCTAAAAACGAAGATGAAGCATTTAATAATGCCTTTGATTGGAAGGGTGAAATAAAAGATAAAGATAATTATGAATATCTTGAACATATTGAAACCGAAGAATTAAATACATAATAATACTAGGAATAAGCCCTTTCAATAGGGTTTATTCGTACTATTATAAGTACGAGAAAAGGAGAAAGCAAATGACTAAACTAAAAATAGTAAATGAATTTCAACAAAGGATTAAAGACAATCCTAATGGTGGAGGGGAATACCAATTGATGGGTATTCCTAACGATGAAGAAGGTTTAAACTTTATTAAATCATTAAGAAAGTATCTTAATAAAGATAGATATAAGGTTGTTAAGTATGGGAGACAATGGGGAACTTATCTCAATAGTGCTGATAAAGATAAAACAGACTCATTTGTTATCTATATAAAAGAAAAACCTAAACTTAAAAAATTTGAGGTGACCTATTGTATTCCAAAATTTCAAACTGAAATCAAAGAGTTTGAGTCTATGGGGGATGCTCAGAACTATGCTGAAAGCCTCGCACTTGTTGACGGTGTTTATGATGTCAAAGAAATAGAATAAATATATTAATCAAGCACAAGCCTTTAATCTGGGCTTGTGCTTTTCTGGATTTCCTGGATATAAATCTGGGCCCTTAGCCTCGAGCTCTGATCCGGAAAAATTCCTTTTTTTTTAATTTTTAGTCCACAAGCCACAAGCAAACCCGGTCCGAAGGACCGGGGATCTGGGGGTGGTGGGGGTGGGTGGGCCCAGAAGG